TGTGGCTAACCATTTGATTTTCCGAATGGCATGGCGACGCATGACTAAGAGGGGCAACAGAGAACCGCATTTTGACACTCACATTTATTTGTGCGTTCTTGGCGATGACAATGTCTTTTGTGTCTCGCCCGGCTTCTGTGGAATCTTCACGGAGTCCAATCTTGCTATTGTGTTCAAGACCTATGGCTACGTTTATACACCTGAAGATAAAGAGGTGCTAGTTCATTCCACCAGTTTGAGACCACTTGATCAAGTCTCATTTCTGAAGAGGAACTTCGTCCACAACAAAGATTTCGGTCGTATTGTTGGCCCATTGGATGTTGCTTCTATCACGGACATGATCAATTGGCAGAAAGAGTCCAGCAACTCTTATGCCGATTGTGAAGTGCTCGTTGAAACCGCCCTTGAAGAGTTCGCACTTCATGGGAGAGCCGCTTTTGAGAATAGCGTAGAGCCATTGTTCAAGGCTATAAAAAGAACAGAAGGAGTTAACATGCCGTTGAACTCCACTTACAACCAGGTTATAACCAAGCTCCTGGATCGTGAGTGTGAGCCGCTAATTGTTGACTTTGACAGGTTTTTCTCTGATTACGGCGCGGACCTAGACACATGTATGAGCAATGTGGAACGTGAACGCTTTGAAAAACAACGAGGTGGACTATTTAGTCTTACCGCCAAGACGCCTCAGTGGCAGCCCCACTCAAGTCTAGGAGCTCATACAAATTCAGGGCGATTGATCCATCGTTCTGTCTTAAACCGGATTGCTACAACAGAAACCAACAGGTCTGGCAACAGTATTACTGACCAGGCACCCCCGGGCCAAACCGATCAAGGTTTGTTTGCCCAAACTAGGAAAGCCGAAATGGTTTCCCAGCAAACGTCCGATACCACCAAAAGCACAGTCGATGCTGAAACCCCAGTGGCTAGGATAGAGAGGTATGTTCCTTTGAATCCATCCCTTCTCGATTCCGCTCGCACAGGAGTTTCGCAAGACGTGCGCGCGTTTCTCGCCAAACCAATCGCAGTTGCATCTGGATTGTTTACCACCTCAGACACGTACGCGAC